TTCGTTATAAACATATTTTAAAGGTAAATTAGTATGTCCACCTTCTTGTTCAAGCCAATATTGAAAAAAATTAACAATTGCTTCTTGATGTCCCTTAATTGTTGGCTCACCACCAGTCCAGATAATATGAACAGTACCATTTTTGATATCATCATAGATACCTTCTTCTTTCCATCTGTCAATTAAATATTGGAATTCTTTATCTTCACCTCTCCATAGCCATTGAGATGTAGAATCACAAGTCCAAGTTGCTTTACCTTCTTTAACTAAATCACCTTCAAATATTTCTCCGTCTTCTAGTGTTTGTTCTTTAGCTAGATTGTTTGTAAATTGACGGCTCATACCACAAGTCAAATTACAAATACCTAAACGAACAAAGTAAGAGGGCACTCCAGAGGAGATACCCTCACCTTGGACAGAGTAGAAGTCAGAACTTATTAATAGTTTATTTGGATCGATTTTACTCATTTTTTCTTACGTTTTAATTGTTTTTCAGAGATAGTAGCTTCTTCTGTTTTAGCTTCTACTACGGGTTCTGGTTTGCGAGATACTGACTTCCATTCTGTTTTAGAAACGAATTGCCATTCTTTACCTGAGATTTGATCTGCTTGTTTATCAGTTACCCTGATAATGTTTCCTGTGTTTGGGTTTTTAAGACACTTCATTGGTTAAATCCTCCATGTTTTTATGTAATTGAATATATAGACTAAATTTTGCCACTCTGATATTGCTGCAATAAGACTAATGTGTTTTTCACCACACAGTCCTAATGTATGTTCTATAATGTGTATCATAATTCTAAAATAAAAATGTCCCCCTACCGAAGTAGAGGGACATTGGGGTGTGAAATTAAGCTAATTCACTGTTCTTAGTGCGACGACGAGTCAACATATACATTGCATTTGCAACGGGGTTTGTTACTCGACGAGTACCACTTGTCATGTTAGATACGTGGCTAACTGAATAACCGGTTTCTTCTGCAAGACGGGTTGTGTCGCCTGTACGTTTGCGAGCTTTAAAAAAAGCTAACTTTGCTGTTCTGTTCATGTAATTAGCACGAACTCTTGTTTGATAACTCATAACTATGCGTGTTTATTGTTTACGAAATATGTTCAGCTAATACTTTTTCTACATGGGATTTAGCTACTTCCCATGTTACTGGTCCTGTTTCATCTTCATATTCTACCGGATCCGGACGTCCTAGTTTAATAAATGCTTCAATACGCTCTACTGATGCCGCTGACTTATAATCACTGTTTCCTGATGGAAATGGTTTATAAGATGTATTTGTACGCTTATAGACTTCATCAAAGTTAAGACCAAGTTTTTGACAAGCCAACTCTCCATCTTTAAGAATATCAAATTTATTTAACTCAAGATATGGAGTATAATGTGATACTAAATTAGAATCCCAATTTCCAACTTTAAATGCTTCAAAGTCAGCATCACGGAATTCTTGTCTACAATCAGGATAGATAGCATGATCACCAGCATGGATTCCCATCGCAATAGCTACTTCTTGACCTACACTACAATCATCTGTAATAGGTTTAGTTGCAATCGAAAGTGCTACTGCTTGAATCAATGAAGCGAAGATTTTATTACGATTAGGAACAACAGTATCTTTCATGTTGTCTTGTTCGTAATGTCCTTCAGGAACATCATTACCACCTTCAACCAAGGCTGAATTAAGTAGTTGAGACAATCCATCTAGCTTAATCACTTGATGTTTTACATTGCCATAGATTGGTTTGCCACCACAACCGCAATTTTTTTCATTTACATAAGCGACTAATGATTGTGCTCGCTCAAGTTCTACTCGGTGTTTTTGACCATAATCAAACGACAATGATGTTACATCGTAATCGTTTGCAAGGAGGTGAAGTAGGAGAGTAGATGAATCCATTCCACCTGACAGTGATAATACTGCTTGTTTTCTCATTTTGTTTAAATTAAAATTAAGAGCGTATTATTTTATTGATCGATTAGCTCTAGAACCGAAATAGAATTTCAAAAATGTCTCAGGATATAACATTATATCTCCTGTGTACTTTGGATTATCTACAAAGCGAGTTTCATGTTTTACTTTTTTCTTTGCAGCACAATTTGCTACTTGCTTTCCAAGAACAGAACCTGCTGCTCTACCTAGATAATCATACAGTGATAACATTTTTTCTGACATAACTTTTAAATTTATTTACATTGAAGATAATATCTTCCTTTTGCTCGCTCAAATCCTTTTCAAAATAATGAGCAAGTTTTTCTTTTGGTTTAAAACTAATTCCACTATCAGTGTATCTTACTCCTTCAGCTCCTACTAGAATAGGATTAGATGTATCTACTGATTTAATAAACTTCCAATCTCCATAAGACATAAATTCCTGAGGTAAGGAGCAACCTAATAGGTGATGATAGTAAGTAGGTTGAATGATATTATTTGCTACTAATCTTCTAATAAGCTCCATTCTACCATACATCTGTGATTTTAAGACATCCATTCCTGTATATTCTGTTGGGTAAGCAATACTGGAGTGGTTAAAGGCAATGTGTTTGTATCCTAAATCAACTAATGTTTGATATGTAGTCATTAATTCACCTAGGGTTTTACCTTGGCATACCGCCATTAATTCAACGTCTATATCATGGAGTTTTTTACCATAATTTATCATCCAGTGTTTTGCACTTCGAATGGTTGATATTGAATCATTCCAAGCATCAGGAACAATAAAGACATTCGGACGTATTAAGTGAATTTTTTCAAGTAAATCTTCAATTGTGTGATCTATTCCTTCAAACAATCCATTATCCATAATAATGAATCGTTTATCTATTCTTGCTTTTTGAAAGAATAATTTATATCTTGTTGATTCATCAATTAGATGAGGAAGACAATAATCATAATCATTCCATTGGTAAGCGTGATGCATTAAGCTAAGAGGCAGCTCATGTGATACTTTCATTGATATTTTTTTAACTTATTTTTCCATTTATCTATCTGTAATTGGCAATACCATTTTCCCATGTTACTAGAAGCATGGGCATATTTTGTTTCCCATTCTTCTATTTTTCTAAATATAGGAGCATTAGCTTTATTTATGATATCAATATCATAATAACTATTATCTTCTAACATAGCTTCATCCCAATGACCTTCAGTGTAAGTGGGTGGATGTTCTAGAATATATTTCTCAATAATTTTCTTACGTTCATCTTTTTTCTTCATAGATAGCGGTATTTTTGGCGTGTTCCATAAATTCTACTCTCGCTATCTTGACTCTACCATTTGTTTCTTCTTGAACAAATGTATTTAATTTTTCAAAGATATACTTTGCAAATTGCTCTGCCCCAACAGCAGGAATAATTCTAAGTTGAATTATACCTAATTGATCCATTGTTTTAAAACCACCCATTCCCGGATCATCTTCAGCAATGATTGTAGTATGATCGAACATATAGTCCATCCATTCTTTAGGATTCTTACCATCAATAGTACCATTAGCACGTTTCATACCTCCAAAATCCCAAACCCAATTACGTTCATCTAGTTCACCTTCGAACCATACTCTGAATGATACTCCATAACCGTGGAGGAAACGGCAGTGTGTTCCTTCTGCTTTCCATTGACGGAATACACAACTGAAACCATCGAATAGTTTTGTTGACTGAAACATTTTAATCTTTGTTTTTTATTGTTGTTGGTTTAAATAATATAGTTGATAGTAGGTTTAATCCTATTGCTTGCCAAAATGTAATTTCAGGTAGTCCGAATATAATAGGCATCAACCAATTCCACAACAACATCAACGGATAACCTAATAATACTATAACTATTGCTACTAATCCTATAAGCGCAGCGAATGTTTCAAAACTATTCCTCATTTGTTTGTATTTGATTTTCTATATCGTCTATATCTAATTTAATATCTGATAATGATTGTTCGATTTTAGAAACCATACTTAATAGTTCACTTAGCATTTCTGTTTGTTGCTCAGAAGATGCTGTTTGAATATTGTTTTGTATTTCTATAACTCGTTCGTGTATTTTATCCGTTTCCATTTTCTTCTTTATCTTTAAATTTAAGAAATTCTTTTGCCACTACCACGTTTTCTCTTTTATATTTTGGTTCATAAGGACAATTTAAACATTTATTCCCACAACATTCTCCTCGTTGGATGTGGTAGAGGGCAGTAAAAACCACCCTCGTACCATCCATATAATAGTGAATGTCTTGTATAAATTCATGTTTCATATTATACTATCTCACAAGCACCTCCAGCGCATGCTGCTTGATCCATTAATGCTGTATCATCGCTAAATTCAACAATCTGAGATAAATCAATATTATGAAGATGTTGAGCCATTTCATCGAATTGTTCTTTGGTAATATCTTCAAATGGAGCTTGCATGTAGCTACCTCCAAAATAAGGCAATACTGATAATCCGTTAAATGTTTCTTTATTTTCCCACATCCAATTACCTACTTGTTCCCATTCATTTTCTTGAACTGATACTGTAGCTGATACATTGTTTGTATTAGCTCCTTTACGATGACCTTTTCTTACCCATTCAAGATTGAATAATTTAGTGCGCTCAAGCATATCAATTACGTTTTCAGTTCTTAAAATAGAACCTTCTGGTGCTGCTTGTGGTACTGAAATTACAGCTTGAATTGTTGGTTTGAAGAAATCATCTTCTACTAATTCTGGGTGGTTAACTGCAAGGTAATTATAGATTGCTTCGTTTTTACCTACGCGAATACGGCGAATATAATAGTCATTGTGCCAAGCGTGGATACCAGATGATGTTCCTAATACAAGTGAACTAGTACCTGATGGTTTAACTGTTGTTACACGAGCTGCTTTATTAACTCCAATTATTTCAGCAACACGAGCGTTTTCTTCTTTAGATAAATCAGCTGCTTTTTTCAAATCATATTTTAAAATAGCTCCTGATCCAATACCTGTCATTCCAACACCCAATAGAGCATCTTTTTCAGTTGTTTTCTGCCATACATCTCTTAGATAATGGAAGTTAGTGTATGCTGCTTGTAATGTACCAATAAATGCTCCTGCTTTAACACGTTCGTTTAGGTCTTCTTGTGATTCAACGTTTGAAACGTTTACTTCACACAAGTTACAGAATTGGAAAGAACGTAAAGCAATCTCACAACATGGGTTAGTTCCCCAATCTTTGTCATTGCTAAAGTAAATACCGGGTTCACCACTGCCGCTTAATTCAATTTTCTTCCATAATTTGAAGAATTCTTCTTCAGTGATCTTGTGACGTAATACAACGGCAGAATTATTAGCACGACCACGTTGTGGGTTTTCTTCCCACCAATTACCAAACTTACAAGTTAACATATCTTCATCATCCAAATCGAACAATGAGATAAGAGCAGCACGGCGAATACCTCCAGACAATACAGCATCAGCAATGTGACAAGCCATATCATGTACTTCTACTGAAGTCATTTTCTCTCCGTTTTTCTTACGATCAAATATCTTCTGGAGATTAAATAGGCATTCTTTCAATGGCTCAGGGCCAGGTGCTTTACCACCTACAGTAATTAACTGGGCGCCTTTGGCTCTGATATCTCTGAAATCAAATGTTGGGAGCGGAGCGCCTTGAAAATATGCTTTACAAAGCATACGAACGGCATCAGCCCATCCTTCAATGCTATCACCTACCAAATAACGTTTGTGTTTAGTTGGTACTTTGATTTCTGGTAATTGATCAATATGGTGGTTTTGAACACTATATCCTACTCCACATCCTGAAAGGAGGAGGAACATTATTTCACTGAATGCTCTCCAATCATCAAGAGGAAGAAAAGAGCAATTAAATATACGAGCATTATTAAGCTCAATGGGCTTACCAGCGAATTGCAAGCTGCGCATTGAAGGCAATACCTTCTTAGCGTATACCAGTTTATAGATTTCTTCGATTTCATCTTTTAGTTGTGGAAATTTAGTTTGATGCATTTCTTTATTTCTCGTAACTAATTCTTCCCATGTTTCTCTCCTTTTTTTCTCAGGTACATACTTACTGTACTTCATGTAAGTAGTAATCTCGCTAAGGATACCTTGCGTTACATCCATTTCTCGTTTGTTTTTTAAATAAGTGATTTGATAAAATTGCTATATGTTGTTTTTGGGTTTAGACCCACGTAACGTTGTACTGCTTGTCCTTCATGTTCAATTACTACTGTAGGGACAGAAGTAACCATATATTCTTGAACATATTCGGGGGATGTATCTACATCGATAGTTTCGAATTGCACATTTGGAAATTCATTAGCCATTTGTTCGAAAACCGGGGCTAATTGATGACAGGGGCCGCACCATTTTGCAGTGAATCTCTTAACCTTTACCATAATTTTTGTTGTTGTAGTTATAAATATAGTATATACTTTGTTAACCTTCAAGTTTAAAGAACTTCTTTTGAAGCATTTGTCTTTCTTCAACTCCTACTCCTGAAAAGTCATTTACTGGTTTGTTGTTAGTACTTGTTTCAATATCATCATCATCAACTGGACTTTCATCTATATCGATATATCCATTTGATGTGTTGATTTTAGATCTAAATGTCATTCCATCAGCTCCATATCTGTTTTTCATAATATGCCAATTTCCTGTACCTTCAATTTTGTCTTTACGTTTACGAGCTAAAGATAAGATAATATCTCCAATCATAATTTTATCGTATGATCCAGCTGCGTTATCACCTTCAATAATATCAGATTTAGCTGCTGTACGATTTGCTTGTGATGGTGATATAATGGGTATACCACGTTCTTTACCGAATGCTTTAGCAGCAACATAAACATCATCGATTTCATCTTTACGATCTTTTCTACCTTTAGTACGCATATAGTCTAGGTAGTCTATAATGATCATATCCGGTTTAAAATCGTTTTGATGTTCTAACTGCTGGAGGTGTGCTTCTATCGTATCAAATGATGCTCTTTTAGGTGGGTATTCTTTAATAATTACTTTACCTTTAACTTTACCTACTATTTCATCTACTTCTTTACGATGGTCTTTTAGTTTATCTACATCAATACCAGAGAATATAGCATCGTAGCGTTTACCTACATATCCTTCACCTAATTCAAGTGAATAATGCACTACATTAAAGCCTAATGATGCAGCATAAGCACCCATAGCAGCTACAGCCCATGACTTACCACCACCAGGATTACCGAACACTAGTACTAGATCACCTTTACCATATCCACCTTGTGTCATTTCATTAAATACAGGCCACGGGAATGGTATTGTGTTTCTATCATCTTCACGATACCTAGCTTCAATATCTAAATTATAATCAAGACCGATTGTTTTATCTTCACCTGATTTTACAGCTTTGCTGATTAATTGAAGGATACTATCAAAATCATTTACTTCAAGTAACTGTACTGAATTAAGAATAGCTGATTTTACTTGTTGGTTTCTACAAAATGAGCTAAATTCAGATTCAACCCATTCTAGATCACTTTGATCAGCCATTTTATAGGCTTCTTTAAGTGCTTCTACAATTGATATTCTTAATACTTCATTCTCTAGTTTCTTTACCTCAATTGATAGTGTTTCTACTGTTGGTGTAGTATGATACTGTGCAAAGTATTTTTGAATGTACTCTACAACCCACTTGTGTGCTGATGATTCGAAATATTCTGAATCAAGCGAATCAATGATGTTGATTAGAAATTGTCGTTGTGTTAGTAGAGCTCCTAATACTTTTACTTGGAATACCGGTCCGTACTGATTTAATTTACTTAATGTTGTCATAACCTAAATTTATTTGAAAGAATTTGGATAACCAAATAATTGAGTTAACCACGATGATGTATTAGGAATACTTTCACCTAATTTATCATTGTGATATAACTGCAAGAATATAGGTATATTCAATTCATATGAATTATTAAATGCGTCTTTAACTAATTGTTTATTCTCTGGTGATAAGAAACTACCATTCAAAGACATCAGCTGTTGATTAATTAATAGTTGACGTCTTCTTTCTACAACCGACAGATATAGTTTATTTTCATCTACTTTATCTGCTGATGTGCTGATGATTTCATCTAATTCTACTTTGGTATTACTTGTTAATTCAGGGAATAACTTAATTAGCTTTTTAGGACCTAAACCAGTAATACCAGGAATATTATCAGATGTATCTCCCATTAGTATTTTATAGTTGAGAAAATTACTACTACTAACACCAAATTCTTCTAATACATCTTTTGGAGTATATATTTTCTTTTTAGTAGGAGAATAGCAATGAACTTTATCTGATACTAATTGTAGGAAGTCTTTATCAGCAGACATAATAGTTACCTTTTGGGTTTCATCATGTGCTTGAAATTTATTAGCTAAATAGCCAATAATGTCATCTGCCTCTAAACCATCAATGCTAATAACTGTAATAGGTAAGCACTGTAAGTATTGAACCAAACGTGATATTTGATTATTAATACTTTCACTCTCCTCATCTTTAGATGAGAATATATTGTGATTAGTTATACGGCTAGAATTACGGTTTGCCTTATATTCAGGATATAAATTTCGTCTTGCGTTTGACCCTCCAATACCATCAAATATTACAACCACTTTAGTTGGATCAGACATGCGTATAGCATAACCGATAGATTTAAGAAATCCTGTAAGGCCTCCAATATGATGACCATCAGGATTTAAATGATTAATCATAGTAAACGACCTCAAAAATGTATTGAGGCCGTCTATGATTAAAATCGAACTTAGTTCTTTGCGAAAGTCTGGTTGTACATTGGAGAGTAATTGTTCATATTTACTCTTCATTTTGTTTATTTAACTTCTACCTCATCGTTGTCTATTTCTATCATCGGAGATATACTTCTACTTTCTTCCCATTCGCTATTATCTTCTGTAATTTGGATTTCATCCACATTGACGTTAGTTCCAAACCATTCAGGTGCATGAGCTGCCTTGTATGCTTTCTCTTCATCCTTATCATCAGGAATAAAACCATGAGGTGTTACAATTACAGTTGATGTAGTTGCTACTCCACAATCAGCATGGATTTTATCAATCGATATTTTGGTACGTTTAGCGAATTCTACTTTTTTACCCTTATGTTGTGCATGGATTTTAGAAGTACCGCTGTTAGTTACGTTACCGAATGTAATCACAATTGAAGCATCCCAATACATTGCATTACCACCTTTATTTGTCATACGAGGTTGACTCATAGGAGTAAGTGCTGGTTGTACACCTGTTTTATTAATTACAAAGAATGTATTTGTATATGGGTATGTTTCCTTACGAGACATTGGGAACTTCTGATTGATGAAATTACCAAACTGCGTAGCCATTGCTCCTGCATTCCACATTGGATTGTTGTTATTTTGTTTAACACTCATATCGCATGGAATGGATCCTACTGAATCCCAGAGGAACAATAGATCATATGGTAGTTTACCTTTTGATTGTTCGCTGAGGATATCTGCGATGAAGGCAGATACATCTTCAATTGTATTGAGAGATGATCTATCAACATATAGGAAGAATCCTTTATAATTCACTACTTCACCTGATTCCTCATCTGGAACTGCTTCGAGTTGAAATCCCATTTTTTGAGCATGATCGAAATCCCATTTCATCTCAGTGATGATGAAGACGGGCAATACGCCCATCTTCTGAGCAGCTACTGCTGTCTCAATCATCAATGTGGTTTTTCCGGTATCAGATCCTCCACGGGCAATGGAAACATGTCCCATTGGAATTCCAGGAATGGATAGAGCATCAGCTACAGCAGATGAAAATGGAATCCATCTTTGCTTTTTAAACTTTGATGCTTGATCTAGAAATTTGGATTTCTTAAAGGCATCAATGTCAAAAGACTTTTTAAGTGATTCAGATACTACTGACGTTAAACTGTCTTTACTTTTTGCCATTATTAATCGTTAAATAGGTCATTAAATTTATCTGCGTTGCTAGTTTTAGCAGCAGGCGTTTCGAGTGAGTAAGCTGGTGTTACTGGTTTGTTAATTTCAGTAATGAAATCATCTTCGTCCTCATCTTTTGATGCGATTGGAGCTTCAGTTGCAGCAGGTTCTTCTTCAGGATTCAACCATTTAGCCAATACATCCTTAAGTTGATCATAAGAATACTTACGATTAATACCCAAGATGTCTGGTTGTTCTTCGAGCAATTTAGTTACTAAAGCACCATCTTCTGAGATTGGAGTGGTTTTAGGTTTAATACGAAGATTACACTTAATACCTTTCCTACCAGCAATGACGTCTTCAGTTGCCTCAATTGTGAAATCTCTACCATCTGTGATGTCTGTAAAATCACCATAATCATCATCAGCAGCAATACCGAGAAGTTGATCATGAGTCAATTTACCAAATTCCCACAAACGAGCACCCAAATGCTCTTCACCACGTACGATTACAGCTGCAAAGAAACGTGATTTAGGGGAGATTTTGTTTGCCAATTGCCAATCTTCCTTATCGCCGGATTTGCGAAGTTGTTTTGCAAAGTCAGCAATCGGATCAGCCTCATTCCAGTTTGTCAATGACAAGATTGGTCCTTTAGCAAATCCATAGTGGAATTGTACTTCACGGATAGGCCATGATTTGTCGAATTTGCTTGGTAGAATACGTACTTGGTACTTACCAGCTTTAGGTTTAAAGAAAATTTTGGTGTAATCAATACGCTCGCGTTGTTGACCACCTTTGTTTTGTGAAGCAGCAAGCTTCTGTTTTGCGATGTTTAAATCCATAACTTATTTATTTTAGAATTAAATATACTAACCCTTATTTAGACCGCCAAACGATCTTAAGCAATAGTCAAACTATAAGTTCCAGTTCCTCTTAAACGATATGTTGTACCAGTAACAGCAGAGGTAGGAGTAAAGGTTAAAGCAGATGAACCAGGTTGTACTACAACCGAAGCAACATATGAGGATGATACAAAACCCATTGATGCAGACACAACCCATGTTCCTAAAGCATTAGTAGGGGCACCAGCATATGAACCAGTTGCATTTGGAATAGTTTCCAAAGTAAAATATGATGAATCGCCTGGATTAGTAAATGTAAATGTCTTTAACCCAGATAGATTCTCACCAATAGATCCAGTACCATAAAGTTGTGTTGCAGTGTATGTTGCCATTATTTATTAAGATCTATGATTTTATAAATAGCAGTGTCTAAACGGCGCAATTCAGGACCGTTGTTAAGTAATATACAATTTTTATAATCAGACCAATTAATAATAAACCTAGTATCTAACATACCATTGTTTAATTCTCTAATTAATGCATTGAGAGCATTAATTGTATATAATGTATTTGATTCCTTCTTGCGGTGAAGTAATATTGTATTAGGTAGAGGAGCATCAGCCGTATTGCCCATATCAATGTTGTATGTACATATTAATTCTTTGCTTTGAGGTGACTCAAGAATGAATATTTTATTATACAATATTGTATATCGGCGATTGATATCGGCAAGAACCGTATCTAATTCGTCTGGAGTAGTAAATGTGCAGAATAGCTTGTTCAAATCGAAAAATATATTGTCTGTCATAAATATTTATATTTTAGTTAAACCGTGATATGATGTTCCTTGTTTGATACTTACCGGATATTGTAATAATTTTATTAATTCCGGTAATATATTTCCATCTTCTTCAGCATAATCAAACAGAAATGCATCGTAGGTATATAATACTATTTTGGTTTTTTTGTCTTTTAAATAGTTTAATGCTAGTTCTAATAATTCAACATTAGTTGATGTTTCTTTACTTTGAACTATATAATTAAATAGTTTTTGAGGTGTTATTTTATCAAGTTGGTCACGTATAAATATTTTATTTTCAGTTTTAACGTGTCCACCATATTGGTAAGTATCCCACATACCATCAATATACATAGCCACTTCTTTAAAGAATGGTTTATTCTGATATTCAGACCAAACACCACCATATAATTGTTTAAAGGTTAATTCCTTGGCTTCTTGTTGTGATACACCTAATAATTCACCTAATAATTCATATGTGTTGCGATCTTTAGGAAATTCAAATCCAATCATCTCACCGATTAGACGTGGATGGTAACCCTGAAAATCGATTTCAATGAATGTGTTGTTTTCGGGTTTGTAGCAATTGCGTTCACCATCGTCTTTATTTAGCGCTGCAAAGTTGATGCTATTATATGTGTTAGATGGGCGTGAAGTGGTATTGTATAAATTATATTGGGAATATATTCTGCTCTTAGATAAATTAAATTCGGGATATTGTAATTTACCTTTATAGTAGTTTATAAAGCAGTCTTTATTTAATTTAATGCCGTTTTTTTCAATTTGATAAAATACATCTGTTGTTCTAAAGTTCTGAAATTGGAATTGTGTATTAGTTAATGTGTATTTTTTAATAATAGGTAAAGATGCATTAAATATTGCTTCACACTCTTCGTAATGTTTACTAATTGGGATTAAACAATTTACATTAGATAAATTAGTATAATTAGTATAATAATAATTAATACAGCTACTATTTAATCCTGTTAAATTAATAGACTCAATAAAATTAATATCGAACAACTTATCAGACAATGAATATACCCAATGCAGTGCTTCTTTCTTATCAAGTAAGAATAATTTACCAGTGTTGGTATGTAACCAATCAATTACCTCAGTTTGATTTAAACTAAATGATTCGTTGTGATCTAAACACAACATATAACCTTTCTTCCCATCAAGCGGTCTAATATAGATTAGACTTAATGATGTAAGTGATGGATGGTAGTTATTGTTTTTAGGAATAAAACTAACAAAACAATCATCAAACGGTTTTAGTTGTTGTAGTTGATCGGATCTTTCTATAATATAAAACATATTTCATAACCTTTGAATTGAATATAAGATAAAAATTTAGCCTACTAAACCACTTTCTTCTATAGAAGGATTAGTATAAGAAGTATTAATAAATAATTTTATCCCAGGGATTTTATTTTCTGCTTCGTTTAATTCGTTATCATTAAATCCACCATCATAAGATAAAGGAAGTGATATATAAAGGGGATTATCTTTAATTTGATTAAAAGTTTCTTCATTTATTTCTTTAATTAATGATTTTGCATTGAACTTTGCTGTAAAGTATCTGATATTACTTTCATATTTAAAGAAAAAAGATGGTATTTTTTGATCAGTTAATTTTACTTTAGACAAACTACCAAAAACATAAGTAGCAGCGGTAAGGAGTAAATTGTTAACTTGATCAGACTTAATTTTTATAAGCTCCGGTGCATTATTATTAAATTTCTTTCCAGCAAAAAATTTATTATTTAATTCATAATAATATCCTTGATAAAGTTTATGTGTTTTTCTGTTAATAAACTCTTTACCAATAGTATACTTATTTTCTGTTATTATGTTTGCTGGTATTCTCATATTATTTTATAAAGTTATAATGGTGAGATTCACTAGTATTCCATTTTTCACCAAAAATGTTTTCAAATCCATACTTACCTTTATTTTCCTGAATCCATTTCCATTCTTTAGGAGTTAAATTAGGATTAATTCGTACCCCACTAGCATTAGCTAAATCTACTGCTAAACCAAAACCATGATTTGAAGTTCCAGGAGTAGCAGCTGGTATTCTTGTTCTTACTGAATCCGCTTTGATTCTTTCTTGGTCTTCTCTAGTTCTATAAGCTGAATTTACTTTAATATATATTTTATTATTAAAGGCATCGGTTAATAGAGCTTCTAGATTTTGCATTGCCTCTGCTTGTAAGCGTATTCTTTTTCCATCACTTTGATTTACACTGCTGTAGTGTAGAGAGTATAGATTTGGTTTTATAGGTACTAATAGATCTTCTATATCTCCATTTTTTCTTACTACTCCATTTATTGTTTTAGTAGCACCTCCTGCTTTTATATTTCCTATCTTTTTAACAGCATTTGCTACAGTATTTTCAGAGGCAGCTTCAATAATAATTTTAATATCGTTCATTTCTAGTAAAGATATACCTCCTCTAGGTTCATCTAAAATTATAAATTGAGAATCAACATTAGTTACCCAATCATTACCTTGAAGTGAATGCCCTAGTCCATTAACAGTATATGCTATTTTAGCAGGTCCAGCACCACCACCTCTATATCCTCTAGGTAATAATTCATTAGGGATTCTAAATAAATTTCCTATTACCATTCCTCCAATACCATCCATTTCAAGAGATAGTTTAGTAGGAATAATTGCTCTATTTTTATTATCGTTTTTTATAAATGTCTTAAAAAAGTTAATTAAATCTTTTAAAGCATTATTGTATTTGCTAGCATTACTTGTATCATAATTTCCAGTACCTGTAAAACTATACCAAGCAGGATCAATCTCATTGATAAAACTAACAATAATGTTAATATTTTCTTTTAGATTTTTAACTTTTTCCTCAAGTTCTTTTATAGGATCTGTGTTTGAAGGAGTATCGGGGGCTTCTTTTTTAGGAATAATTCTATCAAATAGATTCTGATTAAAGTCAATTAATGTATTAACATCCGCTCCTAAAGCACCTCCTTTAGCCTGTGCTCCTATGGCAACAATAGTTGTTTGATCTGGGAATATTTGAGACTCAAATTTATAGTTTCGAATTACAGATTTAGTATTTTGTAATTCAAACATAAAAGCATTATCATATGCTTCTTGTCTTTTCTGATCATCAGTATAATTTACATCTATAATTCTAGCAGCTGAATCAATAGGGTCTGAGAAGATATCAAAAGTGGCTACATTCCCGGTTGCATTAGAGATACCAGACATTAGGTTTTTAAGAAAATCAAATAATATAATATCGTTTTTTTCTTTTTTATCTTGAGATTCTAGGTTTTTATTATTAACTAATGAATATATATAGCCTAAATTAACATATATATTTCCTATAACTCCCAGTTGAGGAGTAGGAGCTTTATCATCATAAGTAAAATTATTATTATACCAATAACTAGTTTTTAATCCGTTTAATATATCAGTTAGAGTATCAAAATCATCAGTAAATCCTTCTTCAAATCCTAAATTTGAAGGAGTAAGCCAAGCGTTGTTTTTAATTAAGCAAACAGATGGATCTATAGATAATTGTAATGGATGAGCTAAACATAATAAAGGTTTATTTTCTCCTTTTCCCATATGATCCCCTTCATTTACTGATACCTCAGGTATTGGTTTCCCATTTTGATCATGTAATATTACATGCTTATTAAGAATATCAATAAAATCTTTTAATAAGATATATATTTGAGCTTCATCATCAAAGTCACTATCTGTATTTGGAGAATTACTTATATCTACATTAAATCTAAAGAATGTCCAACCACTAAATTGTAATTCTTCAAAGTTATCTATTCCTTTTTCTAATAAAGTAAGATATAATTCATTACATATTCCTGCTATTTTATTTTGTGAATATGATTTTTGTACATTTGAATCTTTTTTAAAAGGAGTGGGTAATGTATTAAAAAGACCATTAGTTGGTATATTAGTATCAGCAGGAGTATAATTTACTTTTAAAGATTCAAGAACTTCACCTATAGAAATAATAGTAGAAGTACAATCATACCCCCCATCAGGTCTAGCAGACCAGCTATAATTTTTTATGATACCATAGTGAGCATCATAATTACCATCTTTAGAGGCTTTTGTAAATATATTTTTCCATATTTGTTCTTTAGGTACTCCTCCATTTAAAACATCATCGGTAAATGAGATATTATTTTGTAATTTTCCATTATTATCAAGATAAGGAGCCCAACCCCACTCTACTAATACACTATAGCCAGGACGCATGTATAGTAGTTCTAATTCTTCTAATTGCCTAATATCCCAGCAATTAAAATTTACAACTACTTCTCTTAATGAACCATAAGCTGATTTTGATTTTATATCAATAGATGTTATACCAGGCATTGGTCGTATTCCTAGTCTATTTTTTTCTTGTTTTATAGTACCATCAGGATTTACTGTAGTAGAATTTAAGCTGTAAGCTTTATTATCTGTTCCTACTCCTGATCTTAATTTACCATTATATAGCGTTCCTCCTAATAAAACATAACTTTTAGCTAAAGTAGATACTCCGGGTATTAAACTACCATCGTCTTTTCCTACATTAACACTAGATGTCATTCTAATCCAAGAGTTACGAGCATTAAAGTACTGGATAGCATCGGGGGTGCGTTCAAATATGGCTTTTTGTCTAGTCTTTAATTGATTTTTAACTCCTTCTTTAAACGTATCTTTGAATATAGACATAACATTTATCTTGCTTTATTAAATTGATTAAATTGTTGTAAAACGCTATTTACATTCGTTGGTATTCTTAATTGAGTACCCGGAACCGGAAATAAAGCACCTTTAGTAGCGTTGTTATTTGCTGCTGCTATTATCCACCATAATGTAGAGTCACCATAATAACTATACGCTAATGAATCTAATCTATCACCCACAGTAGTAATAACATACACATCAGACTCTGACAAAGGAATATTTGGATATTGTTTTCCTTTGTAGTAGGGTCTATCTGTAAATTCTGTTTTTAATATTGTTGCGTTATCGTAGCGATCCATATTATTTTAGTTAGAAGAAGGTAAACTTTGAAATAATTTTCTTGCAGCATCATTTTGAGCTTTTGTTGGAGGTATATATTTATCTTTTTGAAACTCAGCTCTTTGTCTAGTTTCAAATAAGTTAGCATTAAGTGTATTATCTATACGAGTTGGGGGAATATCACTTATTGTATTTACTACTATTGGAGGATCTGTATCTGGGGTAGTATCTTCTTCTTCAGGAACTGTTTCTGGGATTGGATCAGGTTGTCTATCAATAAATCCACATTTACCATATTGAGGTAAAAAGTTATGAATTAAAGTAAATCCGAAACTAACCTTTAAGTAAAAAGCTAATCCTCTATCTAAATCCCAAGATGATCCTTCAATAGGAGAAAAATTTAAATTAGTTATTATACCGGGTTGATCATTAATATACCTTCCTACTTTTAATCTAGTTATAATTCCACCTAATAGAAGATTATCCTGGTATTTGCCTGCTAGCACAGATGCTAGCTCACTCATATCGCAATGTTTTTGTTCTAATTCATCTGGGTTGAAGCAAGGGATATTAAAACCTACGGTTGCGGTACGTTTAAAATCATTAAATATGTAAAATTTTTCATTCCTACCTGCATACTTTACATCACCCCAGCTGCTATCATAGTTTTCACTGTAATCAGTTATATATCCTAGAAAATTTAATGTGCGTAATATATTGCCAGTAAACGGATCTAAAGGCATAAATTTTAAAGCTAACTTATCATCATTGATATCAGTATCATTAGTTCTTCTAAAAGCAAGTTTTGTTAACCTATTATAAATTAAAGAAGGATCATTTCTAGATATATTAACATTAAAAGTTTTAAAAGTTTCAGTTTTACTTCCCTGTCTTGATATTTCTGTAATATATGTTTTATCTATTGTTGTTCCTTCATTTACTTTTTTCCTTAATTCAGCATACTTTTTTAAAGCAGGTGTAGTATAAGGAATAGCATTTTGATTAAGACTTTCATTTATAGCATCAATATCTTGTGGAATATCATATATAGTCCTTGTTGTTGGAGATGTTATAGGTCCTGTAAATCCTATAGGAGTACTTAAAGTTGTTAGTCCTAAATCAGCACTTGCTGTTAAAGCCCCATCCCACTTATCAAGTGTATTTTTTGTGTCGTTTTTAGAAGCGTTATTATCCCTAAGAGTAGTACGTAAATTACCATCATTAGTTAAATCATCAAAATTATTGCTAGATAAATCAGAACTAGAATAAGTAGAAGCAGATATAAAAGTTGAAACTGAGTTTATTAGTATTTCGGGTTTAAATCTATTATTTTTATCAGCTAAGGAAGCTGTAAGATTTAAAAAGGAATTATTAATGTTATCGTTGGATAAATTAAAAGATGATGATGCTAAGGAAGAATTAGTAAGTAAAGATATTCCAAAATCAGAAGTATCTTTAATTTTTACCTCAGAAAGATGTTGACTATTAAAATTTCTATTTTTAGCTTTATCTATCTTATCATTATCTTCTGTAAATGTTTTTCTTAGGATAGTAGTATTACCTATACCATAAACAGATCCTGGTCCTCCAATATATCTGCTTACTGTTAATTCTTTATTAGCATCCAGAAATCCTATTGGTTTTGGTTTTTTAATAATACCTCCAAATACAATATTATTTATAGCTTGAGCTAATAATTTTCTTTGTTTTTTATTGTTAAATCCAGGTATGTTTTCTGTTTGACGATCACCTAAATTAAATCTATTTCTTAAACCTACTAATCTATTATTAGGAGATCCTCCTCCTTCATTATTAAATTGAGCAACAGCTAGATATTTAGTTTGATCGTCTTGGACTGGTAGTAAACCATGTCTATTGAAATGAATACCAAAAGCATTAACTGGTACTTGCGCTAATGTATTAATACCTAAATTATATATGCGGGTAGGGCCTAAAGCATTATTTACAGCACTTAAAGTATTGCCTATAAATCCTAAAACACCTCTACCACTGCCTATAGTAATTTTCTTAGTTTCTAAAGCAGGGTTTGATAACTGTAAACCGATTTGCTTAGCAATGAATAGTGGTCCTTTTGGAAAATCAGTAAGAAATTTCCCTATACGAAGTGTATCGACAATTGAAGCATTGGCAGCGCCTACAACTCCACCTCTAACTAAACCATCGTCGAAATTAGTCATTCGAAAACGGTTAAAGCCACTATCAACAGTGTTGATATCGACTCTTTGGTATGGTTGACCGCTATCACCTCCTCCTGGTCGATCATTTCCGTACTTAAGTGATTTTAAGTCGGTTTTTAGATCAAGTAGTGGCATGTTAGTAACGTCCTTCGGTTGGTCCTAGGTCTTTGTATCTGCGGCCTTGCTTGGATTTGTATACTTGTGATACTACTCCAACTGGTGTTAGGTTAGGGGCTTGCCTGTCCAATTCATCCATTGTTGATGGTTGTGGTTTAAATCCGAGGCCATTACTTGGTCTCCAAGTTATGTTAGGTTGACCATCAACCGAATATAAATCATGTAATGAATTTGGTGGTACAGGGTTAACTCCAAAATTTTGTGGTTTATTTCCACCCAATCCTAAGATGCTGTCTTTTAATTTGTCTAATAATCCCATGGTTTATCGTTTAGTATAAATATTTGAATGTTATGCTACTTTGTATGAGCCTTGTACTAGTGTAGTACCTACTTTTTTACCATCCATATTGATGGATTGATCTTTGCTATATAACCTATCAACAGCTGCTCTAACTTCGTTAATTGCTGCTATCATTGGTGTAAGATCAATTGAAGGCATTGATCCACCACCACCACCTAAATCTGTACCAGCAACTATAGTATCTTTATTATTTAAAGCTATAGATCCTTCAGGAGTGGATAATACTCGTTTACCATATCCTGGTGATACAACGTCATCTCCTTTAGAAAATAAACTCATACCTAATCCCACAGCGCTAGCAGCGGCTGCTGCTCCTAATACAGGACCTATAAAAGGCATACTGGCGACAGATTTAAAAGCAGTCATTGCTGCTTCAGCTAAGGTTTTGAAAAAACCTCTTGATTTAATAGATTCTATTATACCTAATTGACCTATTTGAGTGGTGTTGTATATTTTTTTAATACCTTCAATAGCTAATTGAGCTTTATCTATTAAAAAAGTTCTATTTTTTATAGCATATATTGCTCCTAATACACCTAAAAATGTTAAAGAAGCAGCTGTTGATTCTTTAATAAAATTAGCTAATAAAGTAAAAGGTTGTAATATTAAATTAGCAACGTTGAGTATTTTTACTAATATATCTAACATCATTCCTAAAGGACCTGATAGTAGGTTACCAATTAAGCTTTGAAGTTTAAGTATACTTTGACCAAATTGGTCCTGTATATTTTGTCTTTCAAGTGCCTGAGCTGCTTCTTCTTCAGTTATTTGTGCTAATGATTTACCACTAGCAATTGCTTCTTCTCTTTTTCTTAAAGTTTCAGCTAACTCATCTGAGCTCATCCCAATGGATTTGGCTAATGAGTCTTGTTGGAGTTTATTTAATTTGGTAAATTCAGCAGCGGTACCCATGTTTTTAGCTAATTCTTCAGCTAATACTATTTGATCACCCGCTAATGCTGCTGCTCTAGCTCTTTCTAAATTAATTTGTTTACCAGTTAACAATTCAGCTTCTAATTCACTACTTATAGATGAGCCAAAATCAAGAAGAGTACTTCCTGCTTTAGCCACTTGTTCTAAAGTCATACCAAGTGCTTTAGCACTTACAACAGCTCTACTAATTAATTCTGGGTTATTACCTAGTTGTGCTGCTAGTTGTCCTGATACTTTAGAAGCTTCAGCTAAAGTTGCTTTAAAATCAATCCCAACTTTAAGTTGGTTTCTTGCTGCTGTTATTCCTTTTAAAAAGGATTTATATGTTTCTTCTGATGTTTTATTGTTTAAAACCGCAAAACGTTGTACTTGGGCTGCTTGATCTGCTGTTAACCCAACTTGTTTAGTTAATTTAATTTGAGTAGTGAGTTGGTCTGCCGTGAATTCATATGCTAGACCAGTTTCTGCTGCTAACTCCCCATATGCTTCAACTAGATTTGCAGTAGTAACATTTATATTAGCAGATGCACTTTCAATTCCTACTAGATTTTCTCTAAAAGCATTTGCTCTATCAGTACCATATCCTAAGGATTTTCCTAATTTTACAGATTCTGCATTTGCTTCTAATGCTTTACTTACAAAAAAACTAAGTACTGCTACTGGATCTGTTAATGATTTTTTTAACCCACCAAAAGCAGTCGATAAACCTTTTCCTGCTATTTTAAGTTTATTGCTAAAAGTATTTACGTCTTCCCCCTTTGCCTGAAGTTCTTCAGCAAACTCTCTCATGTCCTCTAAGGCTTGCTCTGTATCTAGAGCTCCACTTAGACCTGGGATTTTATTTAAAAGTTTAAGAGCATTACCAGTAAGGCCTATAGCTTCTTGTAATTCTTTTTCCTTTTGTATTCTTTTATTAATAGTTCCTTCTAAAGCAACATAGCCGTTTCTGTAATCCTTTAAAAACTGATTAACTTCACTAGTATTATCTTCTAATGCTTTTTTTTCTTTTCTTAATGCTGATAGTCTTTTTGGATCAAGTTGTGTGGAAGAATATAATTGTTTATTTACATCTTTTAATCTCTCTTCATTTATTTGTTTAGCTAATTCTAAAGATGCTCTGTTTTGTTTTACCTTTTCAGACATCTTTTTTAATTCCTTCTCACTTAATCTAGAAATACCGTCTTGATCATATTTAAGTTTATTAGCTAAACTACTAAGAGAAGAATATGCTGATTTGGTTTTGCCTAAAGCATTATTTTGGTTTTTTAATTCCATTAATACTTTAGTTAAAGATTCAGCAAAGTAACTTACATCAGAATTTATGTTTGCAAATTCTTTTCTCATTTGCATTAAATTCTTACGAGCAGCATCTATTCCTCCTAAAGCTTTTATAAAATCAGCCATATCCGGAATTTGGATATTCTGTAGGTCTTTATACAGTTGTTTTAATTCTGCTAAATCTTGTGTACTTAATGTATCGGCCATAATATAGTGTTGCTCTATATAAATATTGAAGGCGCCTATTTTCTAGGCGCCTTTGTTGTGTATGTCGGTTGTTTTGGAGCTATGTTTGGTCGTGATATATCACCTTTACTTTTGCCATTGTTTTTAAGCATATTTTGTTGCTTTTCTGCTTCTTCATTTTGTTTTTCAAAATGTTCTCTTAATGTTTCGAATGTGAAGCGACGCAACCAGATAGGCATATTGTATATAGTATTCCAATCATATCCACCACCACCATGAAATACTATCTCATGTATTTGTCTAAATACATGTAATCTATACTCCGGAGTCAGGCCAAAAAAAGTTAAGAGAAATAGGAACGTTTATACCCTCCCCTGTATAATCTTCACTTTCAGGTTTATACATCATGTTAATATCGGGGGATATTCTGCTGTAATATTCGCGTAGTGCTCTTGCATCTTTAGCAATAAGGTATATGTCTATAAATTCACGAATATCTTTTTGATCACGCTTACCTTCTACAGATGTGATAATATATTTTAAACGTGTAGTAACTTCGGATGATGAATTTGGATTTACTTTTTGTAAACCTTTAATTTCAGCTTCAATCTTTTGCTCTTCACCGTGTGTCAATAATTTAAAAGTAACAGTGTTGCCTGAATGAGGGAGTGTAAATGAAAATTCATTTGCTCCTGGTTTGAATAGTGATTCGTCTACCACTTTATCTTCTAATTTAGATAAATCAACAGTTGCTTCTGCTTCTTGTCCGTTTTTAGTTGTATATTTAAAGGTATAATCTTTACCGTAACCTAATACACGAGCTGCAATCAGGATTGCATTTTTATCGCCTACTAATAATTCATTGTAATCAATAGGGGTGATAATAAGTGCTTGAAGTAGCTTATCAATTACGGTTCCGTTTTTGATATAGTTGCTATTAGTAAGAATGTCTTCTTCTTTAGCGGTCATATACTTCATTTCAATTTCTCCTTTAGCGAGTGGAGATGTCTCAGGATACAGTAAGCCTTTTGATGGTAATGTAACTGTTTCTGTTGGGATTTTTAATTCTGCCATAAACTATTTTATTATTGTATATATAAATATACGCAAAAAAAAAGTGTTTGCAAAAGCAAACACCTAGTTTTATAAAGACAAATGATTTTTCTCTCATCGTTTGCAATAAATATTGCAAACAAAAAAGACGCTTGCCGAAGCAAACGTCTCTTAAAATAAATACAATTAAACTAGAAATTCAATACACAATAATCCATAGCGATTGTTACTGATAAGTTAATTGCTGCGTCGTTAGCCCAATCGTATTCACCGAAAGTGGCTGTTTTGCAATAGGCACCTTTAATAATCCACTCACCTACTACATCACCTACTGGTCCTAAAATATCTAATGTTAAATCTTTCTTGTAAAAATCGGAATATCCGTCACGACCGGTTACGGATTCATGTGCTAAACGAGCCCATTCCATTACGGCTTGTGCGCCAGATGGAGTTACAGGATCGTATAAGCTTAAAGTCATATCATTCCACCTAACTTTACCTTTAACTTTACGGTAAACGTTGATGTGGTCTAAAATAATCTCACCAGCTTCAAATCCAGGAGCAGAAGCTGCTTTAATCAAATATGATGGGATACCATCAAGATACATGATAAAGCGATTCTGAACTTTGGGTTCAAATGCTGTAAACATTATTTCGTTAGCGTCTAATACTGCCATTTTATATTGTGTTTATTGCTGTTAATAAATATAAGCAACTACATCCCCTATGCAGGGAATGTAGCGCCAGTTGGTAATACGTTGAAATTCAATATGATAAATTCAGCGGTTTTGGTTGGTTGGATATAAATCTGACCTACTAACTGATTTCTATCTATTACATCAGGTGTATTGTTTGTATCATCCATTACAACTTTATAAGCATATAAGCCTTGGCGTTGTACTACTGATTCAAGATATGGGTTAACTTGAGCCAAGAAACGATTGCGTGTTACGTTGGTATTTTGTTCAAATACTAAGTTATTAGCAACTTGACCAATAAATCCTTTAAGAGCAATTAACAAACGACGAACGTTTACGCGGTCGAGAGCGGTTGCTCTACGCTGCAATGTTTTCTGACCAAATACTACAACACCTTCACCAGGGAATGTAGCTAATGGGTTAACATTTGCTTGATATAATACATCACGATCGTTTTGGGTTAATTTACGCTCAGCACGTAATACTGAAGGTACACCACCACGATTTAAACCTGCAGGAGCAAACCATTCAGCACCAACTTGGTCGTTAAATGCGAATACACCACCCATTACTGTAGAGGCAGGAGCCCATACGGCTTTACCTAATGCGCTTGAGAATAATTGAACCCAAGGCCAGTATGTAGCTGCGTAGTTGCTTGATTGACCAGCGGCTGCGGTTGCAGCAGCTGTTACTACTTGACCATATAATTTACAGTCTACAACTGCAATGGCATCACCTCTACCTTCGCAAGTAGAAATCATAGTTGCAGAAGCAGCATTATCTAAGGTAACACCAGGTGCTAACAATACGTTAAATTGGTATTCGTCGCTGTTTGATAATAAATTGAAAGCAGCTGTATAAGAAGCGGAATCAAAGCCTTGAACGTTTGTTGCTGTGATATTTTCATTCATCAATTGAGCTAAATTCGTTGCAGCAACACCACCATTAAATGAACCACCAAATGATCCACTTCCTATAAATGGTAAACTACCACTATACTGAGTAGCTTTAAAATTACCATTATTATCAATAGAATCTACTTGAGGAGTAGTTATTGACCTAACACGAATATATTGTGAAGCATTAGCATAAGATCCAGTATAATCAATATAAGGAGCACCATCACTATCTACTCTATAAACTGGTTTAATATCACCAATTACACGAGATATAAAGTTAGGTAATGCTGGATCTAATGATAAATTAGGCCATGTTTCGAGATAATTAGGTTGAGCATTGTTATCGTTACCAGCACGAACTGCTAAGCTAAATACTCCACTTCCTGTGTTTACATTTGTAATTTCCCAACGAACGTTAAGTGAACTACCACTTGCTAGAGCACCACTTACTATACTAGAGGTATTGTTCATTTGGTCACCCCAAGCTATAGTTTCAAGTTGAAAAGAGGTTGAAGTTGCATTCTCAACAGATCTAACAGTAGCATTAGCATATGTACTAACATTACCACTTCCACTAATTACTTTAGTAACCAATAATGTTTGACCACCATTGTTAAAATAATCTTTAGCTGCTAATGAAGTAAGATA